AATTGCTGTTTTCTTTTCATTTGAGGAAGACACAAGCATTACATATTGATTGGGATATAGTTCAGCTTTGTCATCTATTGCATTATAAAGATAAACATTTTCTCCTGTATAGAAACGGTCAATTATTTGATCATCCACAAGTAGCTTTGTAAAGCCACCATACAACTCAGAACGCTCCTTTATAACATTTTCGCTACTATAATTTTCTGCATTTACTCCAATAGCATCACACTTGATTCTTAGATTAATGTCATTGGATACTAATATCACCTTGCGGTTTGGAAACTCTTTTATAAGTGTAAGTGCGGCGGCAATAATTTGATGATCAGCCGTATTAGGATCATAACCAGAAGGAAGTTCTGATAAATCTGGTGTCTTAGTAAAAACCAATCCGCATCCTTTTCTAATTCGAATCCCTTTTTGAAAACTTCCTCTATTTCGTAATTCGTCTAGGGTTCTAATAATTCCTCTAGCATTTGCGCCGACACCGTTTGGTCTTTTTTTGTTGTTATCTAATTCTTCTAATACTACTAGCGGAACATATATATCTCCGTTCCCATAAGAAAAAATTGAATTATACGCTCGTATCAAGAACATAAATCTTTTTTGCCATATTTTACTTCCGTTATTCGTTTTTGGTGCTGACAATCCAGCCCCTAATAATAAATAGCCAAGCCGTTTGAGAATTTTCTTTATAGTTACTTTGTAGGGAAAAAAAAATAATCTTGAAAAATGCGGTTGCAAAATTAGTTATAGTATTTATGATGTTCATTACTTTTATGGGATGTGCATCATGTGCGTCAAGCACAGCCCTATTTGGACCAGGAGATTTATTCAGAGATAAAAGACGTTCCTTCATTAAGATTGATATTTATAAAAACATCTACCTAACAAAAACCTCCTCTGCGGTAGCCGAAGCAAATTTAGAAGAATATGAAATTGATTTGCGCTCATCAGCTTCGGGCTTTATTGTTGGACACGATAGAGAAATTACACTCGTAGGAACTTCAGCGCACGTTTGCAGTATTCTTTACGGCAATCAAATAAATTATTTTGTGCAGGACTATTCACCTAAGAACCCTGAATGGAATATGACCGAAAGGGCTTCATATATCCTAAACGATTACAAAGGTGAAACATATGCGGCAATTCCAATTGCTTTTGATTTTGAAGCCGATATATGTATACTGGGTTCAGCCAAGATATCGCGTCCAGCATTGAAAATTTCCAATTCTAAGCCAATAATTGGAGAGAAGTATTATAACATAGCCGCCCCTATGGGATTGTGGTCTTCTAAAATGATCCCGTTATTTGAAGGATTTTATTTGGGTAGTAAGAAGGTTCGTAGCAACCGAAAAACTTCGTATGTTTTTTCTATTCCTGCCAAGGGTGGATCTTCGGGCTCCCCAATACTGAATAGTTATGGTGAAGTTGTTGGAGCATTACACTCTGCTTATAGAGGGTTTGAAAATTTGTGTATGGCTACCACAAATAAAGAAATTTATATGATTTATCGTAAGTCTATGAGAGTGCTACTAAAAGATTATAAAAAATATAAACTTATCATCGACATTATAAATATTTAATAGACTACGTGAATATCAACTTCGTGACTGGACGTGCCTTCTAAATCGATTGGTCTAGATTTCCCATTTAAATCTTTTATGATTATCACACCCTCATCGTTATGAGGATTGACTTGATAATTAGTTATTTCGGCTGGACCTTCACAAAAAGTTTCCTTTGTGTTTCGATGCGTATATAGTAAAAAAATCTTATCACCAATGTTCATAATAATACCTTACCATAAGTAGGATCTAAGATCAAGAAAAAGAAAAAAAAATAATGGAGGTGTGCGGTATCGAACCGCAGTCCACAATGCTTAAATAAATTTGCGATATACAAGGTTATATCTTAATCTTTCTTTTGGACGAAAGAATTGAGTTCTTCTGCAACTTTAATAACTTGTTCAGAAGTAACAGGCGACCAATTCTTTTTGCCGCTTGTTTCAAATTGCATATGAGCATTTTGTTCAACAATGCGTTGCGCTTGCTGTAGCAATCCTTGCCTAATTTCGTATCCACTTGTATTATTGTTTTCTGACATAATAAATGTCCTCCTTTGTGTGTGTGTGTGTTAAAACACGGTTTTGGGTAACAAGGAAACCGTAAACCCCGCTTTGATTACTTACGCAGCCAAAGTTAATGCAACATTATCGTTAGCAGTTATTTATTTTAAGCCTTTTAGTGTTTGCTTATACACCCTTGCACAAATCTATCTCGACACCCTGTCGAATCCAGTTCACCCCCGTAGTAATAAGTATTATAGCAGATTAATTTTTTTTTTGTAATTAAAAGCGAATGGCGGGGTTCGAACCCGCAACTTTCAGCTTGGAAGGCTGACACTCTGCCAGTTGAGCTACATTCGCAAAAAAAAACAACAAGATTGTGACTTTTTCACAGCCACAAGGCTAGGCTCGTTTCAATACTAACGTAAGTTAGTTTGGTTAGCTTCAACAGAGCCATTGAAGCACCCGAATATTATATAAAAAAACTGCTTTATCTTGTTGCCCATAAACTAATTTATATTCTAAACCTCCTTGACCCCTTTGTCAAGTGTTTGTTCAAAATAATCATCAATCTTATATCTATTTATAGTTTTCTTCATAGCTAATTCATTCAAGCCAAGAAACCTTGCAGCCTCTCGCTTTGAACGTGTTGCGGATAAAGCATATTTTAATACCGCATCTTTTACAATGTTTGGGATAGAATACCAAAGTGGTAATCCATATAATTTTTTATTAAAAGAGGACTTCGCGGTCAACTCCAATTTTAGACCAATAACTTCTTCAAGGGAAAGGGCGTTGAATATAACCTCAAACTCCTCACTAGATTTTCCTTGTTTTCTTAATCTATTGGAAATCGAGTAGTCTTTATTCCGTCCATCATTTCTTTTCAGATTCGCCATTAGCTACACCTAGTATACCATAACCCGCGATGTCTTTAAACGGATTTTCTCCAAACGCATCTTTTTTAGTTGCAATTCTAAACAGCTTATCAATGATGTGAGTAATAGCCAGCATATCTTTATATTGTTCTGGCTCAATTCCATTTGGATATATAATCTTTAAAATTTTTTCTGACTTTAGGAAAGAGCTTCCATAAGCAGCATCTTTTTCGTCAACAAGTTTACCAATTTCAGTAGCAATTTTTTCGAACTTCATGAAGTTAAGGATACTATTATTATAGATCGAAGTCAAGTTCTTCATCATCACCTTCTTCTTCAGTTCCGAGATCTTCTTCTTCACTAGCTTCTGCATCAATTTCTTCCTCATCAGATTCTACTTTTTCTTCTTCATATTCATCAGTTGTTGGTTCAATAACCTCACCAAGTTCTTTTTCCCACTTATCAAAATAAAGTTTTAGATTTGTAATCAAATAATCTTGGAAAGTTTTTTGATCCTCCTCGTCACTTAGAGTGTTATAAGCTTCCAATGTTTGCTTTTCAATAGAGTCAAATGATTGCGCTGCAAGTTTACTTCCAGTTTCATTAGCGGTAGCATCTTGCTTTACTTCCGCATCAATTTCTTCTTCCGGTGTTTCTTCTGGGTCAATATCAATGAATTTATCATCATCGGTGATGTCAATTTCAATTTCTTCCTCTATATCAATAAATCCTTCTTCGGGAGCATTACCACTTTGCATTTCCGCCGCTTGATTATTTATCTTCGCGGTTTCTAATGATGAGTTAACAGAAGAAACTAATTGAGAACGAAAAGCGTCTCGCTGTTCCATTTTGGTGGTCAAGGATTTATAGTCTTGCTCAATACCAGGGAGAATGCTTTTCAATAGGTCTTCCAAAAAATTAATAGCAGTGGAGGCGTGTGGCACTCGGTCTGCTTCGCCCTCTAGAATGAGTTTTTGGATAACTCCTCGCAAAACATTTTCTTTCACCTTTGCTTTTTTATCTGCTTTGGCGATGATCTTGCGTATTGCCTCTCTTAGAATTGTCTCTTTCATAAAAGTGTTCCTATCAATATAGTGTTCTTTAATTTTTTTAGTCATAATGCTCCAAGCCTTTTTCTTATCTTTAAGATTCTTTAAAGGTATATATTTAGCAAAAGATTTAAAATCGTTATTAGCGACAATCTCTCGCATTTCAGTTCCAGATATTCCACCACCAAACATAGGAGTGTTTATCATTTCTATAGATAATCCCAAGTCTCTTTTGTCTGCGAAGCTTTGAGCACGATCAAAACGTGTGTCTTTTTCATCTTTCTCACCCTTTCCAAGAAAAACTGTCTCCTCATTATTGAGAGTTTCTAGATAATCATA